TTCGTCTACTAGTCCCATTTCATAAGAACCGCTTTGCAATTCTTTTCTAAGTTCAAGAAGACCTTTAGTTAAAATTTTGAGCTTTTCTGAATCTCGCCTACTAACGGCCTTATCAAATGTATCTACTTCTAGTATATTACTATATTTTCGTAAAAGTTTTCCACTCATAGGTTATCTTCCTAGTTAGATATTACAGTATTTAGCTGAAAAAGACATCTAATTTTATCTTGTCCTTAACAATATCTAATGTTGCTGTGCCTTTTTTGCCAAAGTTTTTTCGGAATAACATTTCTTTGGCGAGTGGTCGTTTAATTTCGTTATTAATTACACGTTGCATAGGCCTTGCACCCATTGCATCGTCATAGCCTTTTTCTACTAACCAATCTATAACTACTGGTTTATAAACTACTTCTATATCACGTGGTTTGGAAAGAATATTTAAATCATTAATAAATTTAATTGCTATTTGTTTAACATTTTCTATAGATAATTTATTAAAATTAACCATTGCATCTAATCTATTTCTAAATTCAGGCGAAAAGAATTTTTTAACTGCTTTTTCATGGGCATCATCATGTTTGTTACTTCCAAATCCTATAGCATTTTCGTCTGCTTTTGCGGCACCCAAATTAGATGTCATTATAAGTGTGGCATGTCTGCCACTAACTTGTTTACCATTTGATCCTGTAATAATTCCGTCATCCATAAATTGTAATAAAATATTAAGAACATCAATATGTGCTTTTTCAACTTCATCGAGTAATAATACACAATTTGTTTTTTCTTCCAACTCATTTATTAATGCTCCTGATCCTGCAGAACCATCTTCATAACCAACATATCCTGGAGGAGCACCAATCAATTTAGATACTGCATGTCGTTCTTGATATTCTGACATATCGAACTTAACCAGTGGCAGATCTAAATAATGTGCTAGTTGTCTTGCTGTTTCGGTCTTCCCACAACCCGTAGGACCTGTAAACAAATAACAACCAACAGGTTTCTTTGGATCCTTCAGTCCTGCTTTTGATATATAAATTGCATCTAATAATACAGTTAAAGCATCATCTTGCCCAAATACTTTTGTTTTTAAATTATTTTCTAAATCTATTATACTTTTATCCTGTTCTACATCTTTATGGCTTATTGTGTCTAAAGGTATTTTTGCTATTTTAGATATTTCTACTTTAATTTCTTCTGTATCAATAATAAGTTTTCTATCTGATTCTTTTGTAATACGTTGTCTTGCTCCGGCGGCATCGATTAAATCTATTGCTTTATCGGGCAATTTTTTATCTAACAAGTATTGTGCTGATAAGTCTACTGCTGAATCTAATGCTTGATCTGTATAGTTTAAATTAAAAAAATCTGCATAATGTATTGAAGCACCTCGTACAATTTTCTTTGCATCTTCTATACTAGGTTCATCTATACTAAGTTTTTGAAATCTTCGTACTAACGCTCTATCTTTTTCAAAATGTTGTCTATATTCTTCTTGTGTAGTAGATCCGATGCAATGTAGTTTACCCTTTTGCAATGCAGGTTTAAGCATATTAGCAACATCCATAGAACCATTGCCGCCCGAACCTGCTCCCATAATCATATGAATTTCGTCGATGAACAATATAGCATCATCACGTTCTTCGAGTTCATCTAATACTGCTTTTAATCGTTCTTCAAAATCACCTCTATATCTTGTACCTGCTAATAATGCACCTATATCTAAGTTATATACTATATTTTCTTTAATAATTTCGGGCACATTCCCGTCAACAATTAATTTTGCCAAACCTTCTACTATTGCAGTTTTTCCTACTCCAGGATCTCCTACCATTATTACATTATTCTTTTTACGCCGTGCAATAGTTTGGGCGAGTTGATCAACTTCCCATTCTCTACCTATAAGTGGATCTATTTTTTTCTTTAAGGCAAGATCATTAAGATTATCACAAAAAATTTCTAGAGCAGTACCGTCTTCATCATCCTCAGTTAATTTTTCTATTAAAATTTCTTTGCTAATATTATTACGTTGCATGTAAAAACTAGCAGGGGAATGCTGTTCTGCTAAAATAGATAATAGCAGATCTCGAGGATCTAGTTTATTTTTACCTGTAAATAAACTTTGAGTAAATGCTCTATTAAATACTCGTTCTAAAGTATTTGTTTTTTTAGGTTTAGCATTAGAATCTATTTTTATATCATTCATTTCATTAATGACATAATAGTCTACTTCTTTTAATACATCCTTAGAATCTACTTTAATTTCTTTTAAAAAAGATCCGATACTTCTATCACGAAGTAATGAATGCAATAAATGTTCTAATGTAACGTATTGATGTTTATGTTCCTCTGCTAACTTAAATGCTCGTTTAACAATAGGTTCAATCTTGTCCGCCACGTTTTGCTTTCCTATGAAGTTTTCGTAATAACTTTTTTTGCTTTTGTCTAGCCATTTGTAAAGTTAATTTTGCAACTTTATCTGTATATAATACACCGTCTAAATGTTCCAATTCATGGCAATAACACCTAGCCATAATTTCAGTAAAAGTCATTGTTTGAACTTTACCATTAGAATCGGTAAATTCTACAACTACTTCTGCTGGTCGTCCTATTCTAAGAAACAATCCTGGAAAAGATAAACATCCTTCTACATCATATATCAGTTCGTCTGATGCATTTAAAATTTTTGGATTAAAACACGCAATGGCTTCTTGTGGATCACCTATTAAAAACATTCTATAATTTAATCCTACTTGAGGTGCCGCTAAACCTATTCCACCATGTTCAAACATAAGTGGTGCCATTTCTGTAGATAATTTTTCTGGATCTACATCTCCATTAAAATCAAATTCAACAGAAGATTGTCTAAGAACCGGATCAGTATCTTTAACTAATTCCATTTGTCTCCTTAAAATATTTATTGTTAACTAAAACTATAGTATAACATATATCTTAATAATTTACAAGAAATTTCATTCGTTTTTTGATTGATTCTACGGTAGGCTCTGTAGTAATTGTAGGATTCATAAAAATAGATTTATACAATGCTTTATCTAATGTAACATTTGTTTCTATGTTGTCTCTATTAAAATCCTTTGGTAAGGAATGTCTATATGATGAAAATTTCCAATCTTCGATATTAGTAATATTTTTAACATCTTTTAATATGTTTTCCATTTTCATAATGTAATTTTTATCTCGTTTAATTTCAACAAATACAAGATAATTACCATCTTCGTCTGATCCCGGAGATACTTCTACATCTAAAATATCATAACCACCCTGTTCAATAAAATGTGCAAGATCGTGTGCTGGTGGTTCATATTTAAGTACTTTAAATGATGTAACAATTGTCTCTTCTTCAGATCCTAATTTTGGTTGAAATGTATCAATTGCTATTACATTGTCAATTACATCTCGCAAGTCGTTTGGTTCAAGTCCTTCACGTACAACTGATTCTGGAAGTTGTGCCGCCATATTAGGATCTGGTGCAGTTTGGTATTGTTCTTCACCGCCTGCACCTTCATCGTAGGCATCTTTAACATCTTCTAATTCAACATCTTCGTCACCTGATGTACCGGCAGTATCTGCCAAAAATTCATCAATAAAATGTCTCGGAATTTCTATTTTAACTAACCAACATGGAAGTTTTATAAGTTTTGCCCTGCGTTTACCTTCTGAAGGTTTCATTTGTCCTTCATCGGTTAATTTTTCTTCATTAGCCCTAGGTTCGGCATCTTCGGGATGAACAAGTTTTGCAGGTTTTAAATAATGATCTTCTTTGAAACTACACTTGATACCATGTTTTGTAAGACGTTTTGTTGCATCTGGATCGGGCATTAACTTATACGGATACATTAATGTACATGTAATCCAGTATTTTTCTACTTGGGGGCCGTCAACTAGCTCACCTTTTTTCCAGTTTTGAAATGCATAAATGTCTAAACTATCTAAAACATCTTCCCATTCTAATAGAAGATCGAGTAGTGTTTCACTACCATGTATTGAGTTTATATTGTTATTGATTGTTTCGAATTCTTGTGGCATAATACTCCCAAGGCCATTTACTATATTTAGCCTGTTTTTAACTTTTCTAATTCGATTAAAGTTGCAGATAAATTAATTTCAGGGTCGGCTATCATACCATGTTTAACCAATCCATTGCGAATTATAAGAATTGCTTCGTCTTGTTTATCTTCTTCACCCCAAAACTCTAAATTTCTATACAAAAATCTATATACATCCTCATATTCGTCTAATTTAACTTGTTCACATATAAGTTTTCTTGCATCTTTAATTTTACCTTCTCTAAATAAACCAACCATTGCTAGTTTATAATCATCTGAACTATCTACATCTGTTGGTAATGTAAGTTTATTATCTATACAATGTAATTGTACATTGTTTATAGTTTTACGTAAATCGGGATATGTTGCTTTTACATATGTATCTAATACATCTATTTCAAATTCTATATTCTCTTTTGCAAGTATTTCGCCTACACGAACAATAAATTCTGTTTGATCTAAATTTTGTATATGGAAACCTTGGCACCTTGAATGTATTGCAGGAATAATTTTTTGTGGATAATTACAGGTTATAATAAATCGAAGCACCTCGTGATATTGTTCCATTACTCCACGTAATGCTCCTTGTGCATTAGGAGATAGATAATCTCCTTCGTCTAGTAAAATAACTTTAAATTCACCCCAAGGCATTGTGCTTGCAAAATTTGTCATTTTATATCTTACATCATCTACTCCTGTTTGCCTTGAAGCATTTATTTGTAATACATCCGCATCTTCAACTTCTAATGCTTTACATAAAACTTTTGCTAAAGTAGTTTTACCTGTACCTGGACCGCCACTAAACAATAAATGTGGTATTGATTTTTCTGCAATCCAAGTTTCTACTTGTTGTCGTTGTGAATTGTCTCTAAATACGTATTCGTTTGCAGTTTCAGGTCTGTACTGCTCTGTCCAAAGTTTTTTCATAATGTTAAATATGAATTTGTAAAACCGTACGAACGGTCAGTTTCATTAAAATAATAATTATTTGGATGCAACCAAATATTACCCATAGAACTATTTCCAAATGGTTGCGATGTGTTATTAAAAAATTTTATAAACTTAAATTCAATAAACACATTTACATTTGACATATATGCTTGTGCTAAATGAGATATCCAACTGTCAGTACCTATAAACATAATAGATTTACTTGCTATTTCTGCAAGATATTCCCATTCATAATCAGGTTTATCTATTTGTACTATTGTATAATGTTTTGAATATTTTGTTAACACATGATCAATAATATTATTTGGTAAAGGTAGTTTGCCTTGTGTATGTAATAATATTATATTTTCTTTCTCTACGCCTTCGTGAATATATAATTTAGGCCCTAATATTTTAGGTTTTATTTTAATGTTTAAATAATTAAATAATAAATCAGATCTAGAATTTATATTATATGGTTTACGTATAAATTCTAGATCTAGTTTATTAAAATTTAATTCTACTAAATTATCGTCATTATAATCTATTTTTGTTACATATGGGTTGTATTTTAAAAAAGGATTATTATATTTGTCGATAAAAGTATATCCTGCCTCATGTAAATTTTCAGGAAACTCTGTCAATATTAAATTATCACCTATTTTAGTTTTTTTATATGAATAGGTTATACAAATATTATTTTTCATCCATTCCGCTAAAGTGATATAATAGTATACTATAATGTAACGCTTTTAGCAAGTCTTTTTTGTTTTTTCCTTCTTTATCTCCGAAACGATAAAGATATTTTATTGCATTTGCTCTGCAAAAAGGTTCGGCAATATTAAGATGTTTAAATACATCTTGTATTTGAAAATCATCAGCGGCATAATGTTCACCGTATGTTTTATTGATGTATTCTGTTAGTTCTTTTAATATTTCTCCTTCATTGTATCTATATTTCATTTTCTCCTTAATCTATCATTTTGACTCTGACTTCGTGCCTACCACCTAAAAAGTCTGTTTCAAAAAATGTATTTGCTATATTAATTGCTTGGTATGGTGTTACTACTCTTGCTCCCATACATAATATATTTGCATTGTTATGTTGTCTAGCCATCATTGCAGTATATACATCATGGCATAATGCGGCTCGTACACCTTTTACTTTATTAGCAACCATACTCATTCCGATACCTGTACCACATATGAGTATACCATAATCTGCATCGCTAGTGGCCACCAAATCAGCGACCATTTTTCCATATTCAGGATAATGTACACTATCAAGTGAATTGCATCCTACGTCATGAAAACGTGTAGTATCGTCTTTTTTCATTAATGATGTATATAATGCATCTTTAACTGATTGTTTTATCTCATAACCGGCATGATCACATCCAATAACAATTTTCATATTTTCTCCTAATTCAAATAATAAGATGCTATCTCGTCCCCAGATGCCTCAGGCGATGCATCTGCCATTTTTATAATTATTTCATGTAATTCATCGGCTTGATCTTCGTCCTCAGGATAGAAATGTGCTTCTTCTGCTCCGATACTTTGTAAATATTCTTTTGATTCTCGTAGCTCGTGAAGTTCAAAGATTATGCCATTAATACATAATTTACCGTCCACTACACATATAACTGGGTTTTTATCAATCATAATTTAATGATGGAAAAGTCTAATGCCTGAAAAAATCATAACCATATCATGTTCATCGGCGGCTTCAATTACTTCATTGTCTTTAACACTACCACCTGCTTGTACTATATATTTTACTCCGCATTTAGCGGCATAATCTATGTTATCTCTAAATGGAAAAAATGCATCTGAGGCTAATGATACTTTATCAAGTTTTTGTTCTTTGGCCCAAGTTGTTGCTTTTGTGCCTGCCAACTCTGTACAATCTATACGGCTTTGCTGACCTGCTCCAATGCCTATCATTTGTCCGTTTAATGCATAACCTACAGAATTTGATTGAGTATATTTAAGAGTAATAGCCGCCAATACTAAATCGTTTTGTGCTATAGCTGATAGTTCTTTATTTTTTGTTACAATTTTAGTTATTAATGTTTCTTTGTTTAATATAATATCGTTCCGTTGTTGCGAAAAAACAACTCCATAAATTTCTCTAGTTTCAATAGGAGGAGGTAGGTACCCTGCATCCATTTGTAAGATTAAATATTTGCCATCCTTTTTTTCTTTTAATAATTCTAATGCATCATCGTCATATCCAGGTGCGGCAATTCCATCTGATACTACTGTTTTAATATACTTTGCACATTCTAAATCTACTTTTTGACTAAGAGCTATAAAGTCACCAAAGGAAGATTTAGGATCTGCACTCCTTGCTTTTCTATATGCATCTGTTATAGTTTTACCTACTGCGGCACCTGCAGGGCTAACATGTTTAAACGATGTTGCCGCAGGTAATCCTAATGCACTATCTAATTCTTTAACTAATTGCCATGCATTTATTGCATCTAACAAATTAATGTAACCTGGTTGCCCATTCAATTCAGTAAAAGGCAAATTGCGTTTTGCACTTGCTACTGATGCCGATCCTTGATGTGGATTACAGCCATATTTTAAAGTTATATAGTTACCCATTTGACATGTCCTACTTTAAGTGTTGGTATTACCTTTGGCTTAACGCCAGTTTTTTCATATACATTTCTTGCAAATATTAAATCTTCTGCTACCCAAGTTGTTTCACCACTTGATCGTTCTATTTTAGGTACATAATAAAACGGAAATTCTAACTGTTGAATTAAACTGCTATGTATTTTCATGAAGCCTCCTGCAACATGATCTACTTCAAATATTTCTTTATGACTTAAAACTTCCTTTGGTGATAACAAAGTTGGTTCATCTTTCCAGTAACCTACTAAACTAGTTTGATTATTAGGATTAAAAATATACCACCCGCTTACAAACTTTTCTTCCGAATACATTAATTCTTGCATTTGTTGCAAAGAAAATTTAATATCCGCATCTATAAAAATAAACCATTCTACTGTTTTTGCAAATTCGTATGGGTTAGATTGATTACCTTGTGTTAATAATTTGTTTCGGCCTTCAGTTTGGTTTGATGCAACCATACTAATAATTTTACCATCTTCGTTTTTGGCAAGCCATTCCTGAAAAGGTACCCATTGTTGAAACAATATATTAGGTACCATTTGTTGCCCTGACGGTATTAAAAATGCATATTTCATATTGTTTTTAACCATTCTTGTAATGGCTTTGATACTAGTTCTCCTATCGCTTTGTTACCTTCTAACGTAGGATGTCCTATAATTTGTCCGCCTTGTTGCCACGGGCCTAGTTCCATATACATTTCATTATGGTAGTTTGGATTTTTATATATTACTTCGTCTATAGAAGGCTTCACTTCTAATACAGTTGTATTACCATAATTAAATTGTTTTGTATCTCGTCTGCAATGAAACATTGCACATGGCTTATTAATAGAACTAATATAAGCAACCGCAAAACGACTAAAGGATAATTGGTTATCTGTTGTTTCTTTTTCGCTTCTAATGCTTATTGTTTTACAACTATCTTTTAACGTATAATGGTCTATATCATTTGCTTTAATGAAATCAAAATCATCATTATTAGTAAGCAAAAATCTAGGTTCAAATGATTCTTGTAGTAATATATAATCAAATTTAGATATGTCTATTTTATCTAGTAATGTTGCATAATTTAAATACCCGCCTCCAGGAAACGAATACACTACAAGATTAGATATTCCTAAAAAATTATACCAACCTATTTGATTCTCTACAACTTCGCCTAAAGGATTTGACGGATCTAATTTATGTGTTCCGGCTGATATACTACAACCTAATATTAATCCCCTCATATACCACTAACTCTCTCCTCATCATCTATAATACTATTGGGCTTAATTTCTACATTTTTTGTTTGGCCACAATGCATACAATGTACTTTTTCGTCAGATGAAAGGGTCAAATTATAATTAGTTAATTTAGTAGGAGATACAGCATAACTCCACCATAAATGACATAGATCGCATTCGAAATGATATATTATTTCTGCCGTATATCTGTGCATATTATTTTTATTAAGTACAATATTCTCGTCCTGTAAATAACTCTTCAGGATTAACCATTGTTTTGATTTCTAATATATTGCCGTTTGGATCTTCTATAAACATTGTTTCTTGTTCTAAAATTTTTCCTTTAAATCTTACAAAAGGTTCTTCGACAAATTTTATATTATTGTTTATTAATTTTTCTTTTAATGACTTAAATACATCTGGATCAAGATGTACACCAAAATGCGGTACTTGCACCCTACCCATATCAACATTGTGCCCTTCATTTTTTGGTTCGCCTCCGCACGAGGCATGTAATGTAAGCTCATTACCCCAAAAATTTATATCGCACCATGAATCAGGTGGTTTAATTTCTGAATTACCTTTTGTGCATCCTAGCACATTACAATAAAAATCAATTGCTGTATCTAAGTCACCTGCAAGAATTGCTAAGTGAAAAGTGTTTGCCATTTTATATTACCGCTACTTTGCCCTCTATCACTATCCTAATAGGCTTGTGTAGTGGCTTCAACTATATTTATTTTAATGGCGGGGCGTATAACAATCCCCCTTTATTATACAATCTATTTAAACCTCTGTCAAGGCCTAATCTTGTTTCTTTACCTAAATACATTTCAAATATTTCTCTATAATTTCCTATAATAGAAATAATGTCAAAGGCAAAGGTGTTACTAATACCTAATTTTTCACCTAGATTGCCTTGCTCGCCCATAAACATTTGAACCAACGGATCTTTATGATTAGTAAAATCATCTATGTTAACTTGGTCTATACCAAACTCTTCTGCAAGAAATAAAACATATATTGCCCATCTAGCAATATCTGAAAACTGCTGGTCGCCATATTTTATTGCTGGACTTAACGGTTCCTTTGATATAACTTCAGGTAAAATAACATGAGCAGTAGGATTAGAAAATATAGATTTTTTACCCGCTAGTGCTGAACGATCAGAACCAAACATATCACACTCACCATCCATATAAGCATCTGGTGCAGATTCACCTACTTTTAGTGGTACAGGGATAAAGTCTACATCCCAGAGCTCAAAGAAATCTTTGATATTTTGTGCGGCAGTAGATTCTTCATTATAACATACCCTTGCTCCGGTTAAATCCTTTGCACTTTTAACACCTAAACTTTTGCGTACAATAAACCCTTGCCCATCATAATATGTTGTAGGTAAAAATTCTATACGCCATTTTACATCACGTGAATATGTCCATGTTGTTGTAGCACTAATAACATCTACAGTACCATCAAATAAATATTCAAATCTAGTTTTACCGTCAACTTCAACGGTTTTCATTACCCAATCTTCGCCCATAACTGCAATAGCAATTGCGGTACAAATATCTACATCAAATCCTTCCCAATGGGCTGTTCCAAAACTTTGACTAAATCCAGGTTTATCGTTATACGAACCACATATCATATATCCCCGATCTCGAATACGTTTTACTGTTTGTCCGAATGTAGGTTTGTATTCCTCACCTAGTTTATAAGGAGGAGGCTCATGTTTAGCATGTTTCTTTTTTAATGCCTCAAGTTCTTTTTTTACTCCTTCAAATTTATCTCTATAGTAATTAACATTAGATGCTTTTTCAGGAGGATAGCCGGCTATTTCGTCAGCAGGATTGCCTGCACTAGAAGGTACTCCGATGCCTAGTAGTACGCAAATACTAATTGTTGTAAAAATCTTCCTATAGGTTTCCCACATTACTTCAACGTCCTATATATTTCCATCAGCTCAGTGTCGGATATAGGAGTTGCCATTGTGTAATATTTTTGGTGTCCGACAGACATAAAACCTTTTAAGTCTGCGAAACTTGGATATGTACTTTGCAAACCGGAAATTAAATGGTCAGGATCTAAATGACATTCAGCACATTCGTTACCTTTTGACATAACTCTAGTGGCCGCCTTATATCTTTCACTTTGTACTAATACTGAGTTTAAATCTTTTTCAATCCAGTCGACTTTTTCTTGCATGTCGGGAATAATGAAAAATATTAACCATGCTAATAAAGCAATAATAATATAATCTAAAGTTTTAATGCCTTTGACTGATTCAAAGGTTTCACTCTCAATTTGCTTTACAGGTTCAAATTTCACTTCTTCTTCGCCATTTGTAGTTACCGTCGTCTGAACAGTATCTTTTGTAGTTTTAGTTTTTTGTTCTGCCATGTTAACCTAACTTAATTTACTTTGCTTTTCCAATCTGCGTAAGTTTTTTAGTTATTTGTTGTTGGAACCATTTAAGTACAATAGGTATACTTACATTAGATGTTAATCCAAACAAATATCCAACCGGATATTTATAACTTGCATAAGGTGCAAGTTGTGGAATATTTGAAAAAACAATCGATATGAGTAAATATCCTGTTACTGCCATACCAAGATTTATAAACCAGTCAAAGACAATCAAACCTCTGTGTCCTGCATATTTGTCTCTGTTATCTTGTCTGTAATTGAATAAGAATATAAATGTAGACGAAAATGCTACTACACCCATCATTACTAATTCATCTATTGCAAATAAATCCATATAGTTCCTCCTAAATATTTATCTTTTATCATGGTACTTAATAGAACTATTCGGATAATATTTGTTTATTAATTCTGTTCTTTTATTTGCAAACCCTTTGATAATACAGTTGTTTATACACCCTATCGGCAAGGTTGTTACCTTATCAAATCTATCTTCTGACCAAAGCATACAAGTTTTATATACATCCTCGGGTTTTCCTGTTATTTTCTTTTTATTAAATACACATCCATAATTTATGGTAATAGGAATATCATTAGGTGGTTCAAGAAATACAGGAAAACCTACGGTGTTATTTAAATCTACTAATGTGTCATCAGTAGCAATAACTTTAGGCTGAAAAATAACAAAAGTTTTATCTGTGGGATGTTCGTGTACTGTAAAATATTTTTCTACGAACTTTTTAAATGATAAATTTTTAGGGAAGGGTAACTTATTTTGCTTGTATAACTTATAAATTTCTATGACATTTTCTAACGAGGCAGGCCCAGGGTTTGTACAACACGGATCTTTAATACATTCCTGGCAAGGTTGGTCAGTGCATTTTGTATATTTTTGTCCGTTTATTAAAAATTGTTTAAATTCATCATGTAACATAAGTTTGGTGGGCAGGGAAGGAATTTGCACCCTCACAGCATTATGCGGCGGATTTACAGTCCGTTGAGCTCACTCTTGCTCAGCCTACCCATGTGTTTGGCACGCCTGCAAGGATTTGAACCCTGACTTAGTGGTTTGGAATCACTTGTGCTACCGTTGACACTACAGACGTATTGGGATAGTTATTGCAATAAAACAATACCTGTCGCCAATAGTAAATTGGTAATGTGTGTGAAACTAACATAATGATTCCTTTTTTAATGTTAATATGCTGACTACCCGCATCCTAGCACCTCCGCCACCCTCATCAGCTAAAATTATTTATGACAATACGACCCAAGTCCAGGCCCATACAAGTAATATAACTCCAATAAAAACTGCTACTCCTGCCATGTTACCTCTTTAACTGAATTAACTGAAACACCTTCGCTTAACCCTGCAAAGTAATTTGCTTGTTTAACTGCATCACTAAAATCTACGGCCTTAATAAAAGTAGTATCTATTATCGTGTCTACTAAAAATTTAATTTCGTAAAATTTCATTTCTTTATTGAATTAATTAAGGTTTCTAATTGTTCAACCGGAGAAAGATCAACTGGTTTTGGCACATATATTGAATTGATTAAGGTTTCTAATTGTTCCATCGGAGAAGGACCAAAACCCGACTGTGGATGCTCCGTTCCTTGGGCGTTACCTAATTCTTGTTCTAGTTTTTTTCGTTCTTTCATACATCCTCCTTTGGAACTATTTGGTATCCGCCTTTGTTATAATTAATTGCTACTGTAAATCCTTCTGGTATTTTTACTTCTTTCTTTTCTTTTTTAACTCCGCCGCCTTTTCCTGCTCCTGCCATCATGCGTTCTGCAAAGTTATCAGGTATGTCATCTAAGACAGAATGCCGAGTATATTGTAAATACCCGGCATTTTCTTTTATAATTTTATCCATGTAATCTATATTCTTTATCCCAGCGAGTATAATGCCTAACGTTTTGATCTAACAATCTATTACTGCGGATAATGTATGCTACATTCTTATCAAGCATCTTTCTTGTTAGTGGGGACATTTCCTTGTCTAACTTTTGAAGATGCATACATTCTGCAACTTTTTCTGCTTTTTTTTGTTGTGCCCTTACATATTGTTGGAAAGTTAAATCTGCCATGTTATCTCCTTGAACCTAGGTTAACTGTTCTATACTTAACTCCGCCTAACTCTATTACTTCATCTCCGAGCGTCATTGTTGGTCTTTCTTCCTTAGTCGTTAACACCTTTTCTAAATGCTTTAATTGTTCGCCTAACCTGTCTTTGTATTCTTTCTTGGCCATCCTATCTCCTAGTTAATGTTAACTAATTTACTTTATGTATATATTATACTATCTAGGATTAAAAATGTCAACCTTTATATTCAATTCCTCGCCAGCCGATTTTATTTAAATCATCAGAGATGTCATCTGCGATAAGTCCTTCATTACCTGAGCAGTAATAGTCGAGATAATCTTCTCCGCTACCTCTGAGTGTTGCGACCAAATCCCCAGCATAACGCCAACTACAATGCCAAGCGTCATCTTCATTCCCATTGCCATGTAACTGACTATCGTGATACCAATTAATATTGCATAAAGCACCATAGAGTCTTGTAGCATATCCATCTTCACTCCTTATTTTATCTTTAATAAATTGACAATCAATTAGATCTTGTTCTAGATCTTTCCTCGGACTCGTCTTAAAATTAAAATTCCTCATCTTCTTCTTCCATTTAATCCCACAAATGTTCGTACCACTTAGCAAACAAATGCAATCCTTCATTTACAGTATTGTAATATTCATTCATATACTCATTATAATTTCTATCACCATCCATTGCCTCCGTTTCGTGGTCGTCCTTATGAATAATTAAACCAAATGCACGACACATCTTATCAAGGCGGGTGTTCCAAAGCTCTTCATAATATTTACTTTCTGCGTCACGATCCAAAATCTCTTCAAATGCCATTTGTCGGTCATATTCACGGTGACATCCATCTTCGTTACGATCGACATCTGGGTAACTTTGATGTTCATCTTTAAACTTGCAAAGCAACGGGTGTATAATTGTTGCCATTGTGTAATCAGCATTCCAAGTATCATAACCATCAATATGTACGTGATACGCCCTATTCTTTCTATATGGTCCGATTTTAACTTTCATTTTTCCCAAAACCTATTTTGAGTTTCTTCAATTGCTTCTTCTTTTGACATGCCTTCTTCTCTACATTCTTTATACAAGTAATATGGAATGTCAGTTAATTCACGTAATTTGTCTTCTACTTCTCCCCACCAGCCAATATCATCTTCTTCACCTATTCTATTTCGTTCTTCTTCTTCCATTTTTTCTTCAAAACGGAGTTCATCTAACCAATCATTACCAGGGTGGCTCATACATACCTCACTTTATTAAGTTTACGATTTCGTTTACGATCATAGAGCTTCTTGTTCTTTTTAATGAACGGTCGTTGTCGTGTTATTAACATTATAGTGCTCCAAAAAATATGTATTGATCCATAAATGCCCAAACTTCGTGTGGTAATTCGGCCCATCTACAAAATTTAATGAATTTAAGATGCCAGAACGAATACCATTCTGCACTAATAAAACTGTATGCATAACCTAGTAAAAATCCTAGTAATAGTATAACTGTTGTTTTCATACAAGAGTTATATTTTTTTCAATGTTACGGATTTGCCATCGCTCCCAAACAATAGTACCAAATTCATCTTCATCGGTACCTATAAGAGCAAATGTTTTGAATACTTGAGCTGGACGATATCCGTCCATGGTGTGCAAGGTATGAGTAGCACCTTGATCTTCTGACCACTTGCAAGGTGCGCCTAAATTACAGAAGTGCCTAAGTCCTACTTCTACCTCGTTAAAACTGACGTTGTGATTTTGAAGTTGTCTTAGCATGGAATCTCCTATGCAAGTGTTTAATTATTATACTAGTATTATACTACCTAAGATACTAGAAGTCAACCTTTTTTTACCTAAATGGCTCTCCTGTTGCCCATGAAACTAAGGCATATCTAGTTCCAGTGAATACTGGTGTTGCCTCATGTAGTAAGTATGAAGGGAAGAATGTAGCCGAGTTGTATTTTTTATTAATGCAAAAAGGCTCGTGGCTTAAATGTAAAAGGGTGTCGCCTCCAGTATATTCATTTTCGTTTGATAGTTGCACAACCAATGATAATTTTCTATTAGTAGCATTACCACCTAAATCTAAATGTGCTTTATAAAAATTATCTGCTTCATATTTTAATAAAAATACATCATAGATCATTGAAAGATTATAACAAAAATACCTGTTGTTAACATCTACAAATTTTCGCATTAATGTTTGGTACAAATAATTTGAATCATTATGTTGTTCAATAATAATATTTTTTGAATTTCGCACATCTGTTGCTTTAGGCTTTTTTGGATCTCCGACCCAGGCATATTCCCATTTTTCGGTATCCATAAGATGATTAATATATTCTAAACATGATGCATCAAAGAAATCATCTTGATTAAAAACATTGGGTTGGGCTATGTGAGGTGCAAGTAAGTTTGGAGGTATTAACATGGTATTATCCTTGCATTAACTGCTATAATATATCTATCAGATTTACCATAATATGGAATTGCCGCATGATCCAAGAAGCCAGGAAATACTATTATTTGTCCGTCTTTTGGAATAAAATCTATTAAATCATTTTGAATCCAATTTAATCCTATATCACCAACAGGAACAATGGTATTAAATGGTTTATAAAATCTCATACTACCATTTTTATAATCACATTCCGAAACATCTAAAAAATAGATAGCAGAAAAAGACGAATGTGCATGATTATGTAAATCGTGATAACCTCCAGTTTTTGTTATATGATACCAACTTTCAGTAACTTCACATTTTTCATCTTGATAGTTAGTATTTTTGGTTAATGTTTTAGTGCCAGTTCGAGAACATAAAACTCTATATAACTCAACTATTATTGTTTCGAAATGTTTTTTTAAATTATTTAATACATCATTATTTGCTTCTTCAAAAAACTTTAAATTAGGAGCAGATTCTGCTAGGTTATATTTTATATGAGGAGATACAAAATCCTTATCTTTTATTTTATTTTGTTTGTCATACTCTTTAATAAAAGTTACTAGTTGATCTTTATGTTGTTCGTGATCAGGATACACCGTATCTGCTAAAAAACAATCAGAAAAAATATTACCTATATTACTCATCAAATTCCCTATACATTATATGCGAATCTTTTCTAAGATTAACTGCTTGATCATAATATTCTTTACTTGCTTGCATAGAAGGATCGCCTAGTCGAAGTTCTACTGTTTTTTCTTTTCGTTCTACAGGTATAATACACATTAACGGATCTCCTGCTTTTAATGTTATATAACTAAACTCAGTAAGAGGTTTTGTTCGTTTTAGAAACAAAGGAAATATTAAATCATGATGATAATTTGTGTTTAATGCACCAGGTATAACTTCATAATCTTTGTCATATTGGAACCACATTGGAGTTTGTATAACAGCATATTTTTTTTGAGTTTTACATTGCCAAGGACAATGTAATTTTAATATGCTATGAAAAAAGTTATCTGGCAGATGGGGTCGAACAGTCGCAACTTCTGGATAATGCCATGAACAAAATTCTTTAGTAACATTTGAATTAAGGGTAACTTCTTGGTCTTCCCAGCGTTCTGCCGGACCAAGTGCAATTTGTAAATCAAACCACATTGGTACAACATAGCCATGTTTATATAAATCTTGAAACCCCGGACATCTAGCAGGCGGCGGATGTTTAATGTACTCGTGTTTGTAGTTTACCGCCGACTGTATAGGATATCTATCATAAATGTATTTCCATTTAGGATCTATATTAAAAATAACATCTTTTTCTTTTTTTAAAAAATTAAACATTAGGTCCAATTCCTTGTTTTACATTCATACATTTAAATAATAATGTTGTACGTAATCCTGGAAAGAACTTATTTGGTTGCATACCTGTCCTAGGTATCATAGAACTAAAAAATAAAAATCGTCCTGGTTTTGGATACACAGATTTAATAATTTCTGGCTCACTATCTTTTAATGTATCTACACCTTTATAAAATACTGTTGCTCCGTCCCATTCTGGTTTCCACATAGGATTAACATAGTATAATACATTCCAAATATGTCCATCTTTATCGTCTGCATGGGGCAAGCCAAATCTACTTTCTGTGATACCATGAGCAGAACAATCCAAAATATCTAATTCCATGTCGACAAATTCTTCTGCTAGTTTAACCCGAATTGCTTTCCATAAATCATGTACTCTAAAATTATTTTGTTGCCACGAATACAATAGATCGCCATTAAAAGACATTTCCCAATGTTGATCTAAAAATTTTACTCCATATTCTTTAGAATCATATTTTTTATCAGATAAATTATACGACCATTCCTCATATCTATGATTTCCGATATGACCATATTGCCAACCAGGTGCAGTAATTATTTTTGTTAATTCTTCTTGTATTTCTTTATCGATCAAATCATCATATTGATATATATGTTCATACCACATTTTACCGGATTGATCTTGTTCGCCTATATAACGATCTTTTCCATCTACCTTCCATTTTTTTGGCATAGTTGTGTATTCTTTTTCTTCAATCGTGTATTCTGGCAATGTTTCTTTTAACTGTTTCTTTTTATCTTCCATTTTATTTCCTTTTAAAGAACTTTATCTAATTGTGGTTTAAAATTTTCAAACGTCATGTGTTCTTCAACACATTTATAATCATCGTATAAACATTGCATCATTATATTAACTGTTCTAGCATGAATAGTATTTTCTATACAAAATCTACATTTTAATGTTTCATCAGGCATTACAGGATATGCTTCCCATCCTAATTCATTATGTCTATATGGCATTCGCATTTCTGGTGTCCATCCGTTAATACCAATAATCATTGGAGTGTCGGTCATTCCGCAAAATTGCATTAATCCACCTTCGGGCCCAATATAACAATGTGATTTGTCTAATATTGCAATTGCTTCATCTAATGTTGTTTTATGTATCAAGTCGATACATCCTGTTAAATCTAATTCCTCATGAAATCGTGGTCCTATTGACATTTTTTTGTCGCCTATTTGCAAATTAAAAAAATATTTTCCTCCTAATATTACTACTTCATACCCTTTATTTTTACAATATGTTATTATGTCATTTATTGTATGAGCTGGTAATTGGCAAATAGTTTTAGTAGTACCTGGTCCTATTGTAACAAATTTTTTAGGTAAATTAAATCTAGATAAATCTATTTGTTCTACAGGAAATTTAGGATAATTTCGTTCTTCCATAGGTACATTTATTCTACCATCTATTAAATGAAAGTAATGATCAACTGGATGACATTGATGCGGAGCATGAATAGTCATTGAAGTATTGTAAGATATTACTTGTTGGGCCATCGAACCTATAAAAATAGGATCTGTTTCTAATTTTTCTGCATTTGAATCATAAAAAGGATAAAGATTATTTTCATCTATAAAATATTTTAATATCGGAAGATGATGCTCGTGGCATTTTAAAAATAAATCTTGGTATCTATTTTTAATACTTAATATTACTGGTAAAGTAGTTACCGACATACCTATACCTATTTGTTCCATTTGAAGTACAATAGGCGGTCTATGAAAATAAGATGGTGGATCTTCTCTTAACTTTTCCTCACTATAATCACGGGTTCCTGTTGATAACTTTTTAGACATTGTATTTTTTTGGAATTCTATTATTTTGTAATTTTTTTATAGGATCTTGTGCAAAATCTTCTATTTTAGTTCTATGTTTTATATTTAATATTTCTAATTCCTGTTCGCCTTCAATTTCTATTGGTACATTATTTTCAAATTCATAGTCTGTTCGTACAAAAGGAATTATTTGCATCAAAGGTTGGCCTTGATTTAATTTAATTGTTACATTTGGTTTATTCAATTTAATAAAACAATTAACTTCTTTGTTTGGCAAATGATCAATGTCTGCATCAATGATGCCTGGTACAACTGTAAAATCACTATTAATATGATAAAATGGGGTTGTATAAAATAAACTAACACCTTTAGGTACATTAGCATACCAAGGCGTATTTAATTTTATTAAATTGGAACAGCCATCTTCTAAAAACGGTACGCCTTTAGCTTGTTGATAGTCGTGCATTTCCACAGGTTTACTTATAGTATTATTAATTATATCTGGTAACATAGAATCCCATCCTCGATTACTTTCACTCCTGCCATCGTCATGAAATCTAAAACACATATCGGTCCACATAGGCAGAATATACCCCGCTCTCATATGATCAAAGATACCTGGACACCCTTTTGCTGTTGGTTGAGGAGGCGCTTCAGGTTCATGTTGATACATTTTATCTAAATGAGTATGCCAACTAGGTTTAAAATCTACTGCTGGTCTAATAGGCCATGCATGAGCTAACAATTTATATATTTTTTGCTCATCTACAGTAGTACCTCTACTAGGATAAAATTCTATTTTATGTGTTTCCATATTTTCCTTGTGGTACCCCGACTAGGAATCGAACCTAGATCAATGGCTTAGAAGGCCATTGCTCTATCCATTGAGCTACCGGGGCAATACGTATTCCATATCCGCCGCTACAATAAACCTATTATCGTAACTTTGTAATATGCCTGGCCTATGCCAATAATAACTATCGTAAACTACCCACTTGCCTATACATGGTTCGACCCATGTTCGTTTCTTTTTACCTACACCATTTGGTGCAAATTCTGTTCCTGCCTTTTTAAAGTCATCTACATCTTCTGGTATATGTACATAATATATACCACTTAATAACTTATGCTCTCGTTTATGATCATGATTATGCCAAAGATTTTTTCTGTCTTCTGGATATTCTAACGATGTCATGTAACTCCAAGATTGAACTTTACTTATTTGTGCTTCTTTTTCTAAATAGAAAAAACATGCACTATAAAAGCTCATTCTAAGTTTTAACCAATGTATTCCTGGTAATGTAAAGACATCAAAATTTGTTTGGTAACGTGGACTATTGGTATAATATTTTCCTTCATTAATAGATGCTTTGACATCTTTGCATATGTTTTTGCGATCTTTTTCGGTGATTAAACTTGTATAATCAAATACTTTATATTTCATATTAATATTTTAAATTGTGCCGCATCTTTATAATCCCTAAACCGTACATTAAAATACCCTAAAAGATTACGAGAATATGACCATCGCTTTTCAGCAGGACCATATTCTTTAGTCATAAATTTTACAAAATTCTTAAAAAATCGTTTTTCGTTATCTGGCCATTGTTTTAAGAGAGTAAAAGAATGGGTAAATTTAACTTCACCCAAATTTTGATATATAATTACATCAAATTTTACGAAGGCATTTGAAAAAGTGCTTTTACCCATGGAGGACATTGTGTTCTCGCAAATACTACCCAACCAATTGCAGTAAAAGGTCTACGATTGCGTTGGTATTGTGATAAAAAATATTCCATAGATCCGCCTGTCGTTAACACATCATCGACTATACAAATCGGATCTCCTTCTTTGCCTGTTGCATGTTCATTAAGTAAATCACCTAATTTAACACCACCTCTAGGAATACCTACTGCCTCTCTAAACGGTGGTGTTATTTCCATTATCATTTTTTTAATGGTAAACCAGTCTTGCTCACTTAAGGCATCCATTTCTATTTTCCAAGTTAAATTTAACCCGGAATGTGATTTAAAATTTACTGATTGAAATAAATCCATTACATTGAATTTTTCTTTTCTTGAATCTCAGCTCGTCGATGCTTTGATAATTTACCAATTTCGCCCAATGCCTTGCGGGCTCTAGTGGCCGCGGCTTTTACACCTTTGTCTTCCCACTTTTCATGTTCTGCTATATAAGCATTAAAATTTTCTACTATTTGTTCATGTATTGACATATTTTCTCCTAATTATCATAGTTTGTTTGGTCTGAATAACCTTTTTTATCTCTATCTACTTTATGAACACCAGGTAAGTAAAGTTCGTCTACTTCCATGGCTTCTCCTTTTATATCATCACGTTGACCTTGATCCCAGCCCATATCGCGAGCTGATTTATCAAGAGTTGTATCTTCAAACGTTTTATTACCTTGTCCCCAAGGATTATGATAACTATCTTTTTCCCATCCTGGTCCTGCAAAATGAAACGATGTTTTATTTGCTGATAGTTTTTCTAGCTCTCCGTCACAACTATAGGGTATAGGACCATCTGCGACGGCTCTACATTCAGTTAGTGGTGGGTCAGAGAACTTTTGAATTTCTTCAAATTTATTGTTGCATTTTTTACAGCGATAAACGTATATTGGCATATTATTTGTTAAGTTGCTTTATTTTAGGCATTGCCCTAGATCCAAACCAAAAACTAATGATAGCGGCAAATAATGCTTCTGTTTGATCATCCCATACAACTTCAAGAGTTGCATTTAGATCGCTTCCATTTTTAATGGCTTGATATACTAAAGTAACTTTAACTCCGATAAATGTTAAAAAGAATACATAAGTTATAAACGGTCTTACAAATGCTCGTAATGCATTTATAAATCCCGGTTGACTTCCTAATGCGGCGTCATGTGCTAACAACATTTTTTGTTCTTCAAAGTCTTTCTTTGCATCGAACAATTTTATGTCTAAATCAACACCTTCTTTTTTTGCTTGTAATTGAAGTTTAAATTCTTCTGTTTTTTGTTTTTTTTCTTCTTTGTCTTTAAAATAGTCTATTACGCTAGGAACTGCTGATCCAGCAAAGCCTAATAAACTTCCTAATACTGTAAGCATGTTAACCTTTATAATTACTCTGTTAATTATTTATATTATTAAAAACTGTTTTTTTCATTAAAAGCCTGCATATGATGTTTATTCGCATGGAAAAGTATATATGACTAGGTCCTTTTCCATAATGTAATATACTTCCGTCTATGACAATTGCTCTATTATATTTTGGAATAAAAACTTTACCTGTATACTCATCATCTGTTAATAAAATGGTTTCTCCTCCCCATGACGGAGCCCATTTCTTTTCCATAAGTACAGGATATATAAAAGAATATTCTGTATAATCATCTACGTTTTCTACTGTATTTCCTAATAATACACCCAATTCTGCTTTATTTGATTTATCAAGATGTGGTGTACTGTCCAATCCTTTTGTTTGGCCGTTAGCAAATATAGATGAAATATAAACATCATCCCATAAGGCATGAACTTTATCTTCAAATAAATTCCAGATAGGTGTATGTTTTAAAGTGGATTTCCAAAAAGGGGGGCAAATGTCATCGGGCTTATTTCCATAAACCCAATGAGAAGTTTTAAAATATTCTATAACATCTGTTGCTTGTGATTCAGATAATAAATCATCTAGTATTTTGTATTGCAATAGTCTCTCTTGTATATATCTATATGTGGTGCCGTTGCCACTCTACCTGTTTTCTTATTATAAAAATGAAGTTGCATTAAATACACAGGAATTTCATAATGCGGAGGACAATCCCAATCTATCACATTATTTTTATCTTGAACATAATGGGCTAACTCATGTACAAGATCTGCTTGATATTCTACAATTGAATAATCGTTGAATTTCATATAAATCACACCTCCATAATAAAATCCTCGTATTTCTGTAGTTCCTTGGGCCAATGAACCATTACGTTTTTCAAATTCTTTTAGTAATTTTCTTTCCGACATCATTACTATTTTAGGTACTGGTAAATCAAAACCCATATTACAAAAATTTTGTGATTCATGGACCCCTGGTACATTGCAGTTTGCCTGCATCCACATCATTATTCCAATTGCTAGTGATTTCATGTTATTTTCTCTATATTAATGTTACTGGAAAGGAATAGGGCGAATGAAGTTTTACCAACTTGTTCAACATGCAATAAACAAAATGCAACAAACATTGACCGGCCTGGGAGCAACTCATCAACAAACACATCAAAGTTTTTCTTATCCCAGGAGCAATCCTTCTGTCGTAAAGTTCATCCATTGTTGCCACCAATTTGGTGTAGTAGTCGATGCCACTCCGTTCGCCCAGCCGACTCAAAGTAGTCCCTCATCGCTGAGTAACTGCTCCTCATCAGCAGAAAGTTCTATGGTTCGCTTAACATTTACTTCAAGAATTACATCATTAAGATCTTGAAAATTCTTTTTAAGAGTTTTAACTGTTTGTTTAAACTCTTTGATGTCGTCTTTATCAAAGACATTAGTACTAAAAGAATCTCTACCGTACCTAGATTCTTCGCCTCGTTCTTTAAGTTTCTCTATTCGTTGCCTAACTTCAAATAAGTCCGGTCGAGGTTTTCGTTCACATAAATTAGTATAAAGATTAATACATGCTTTAATGCGTTCTTGTTCTGCAAGCATTTTATTAACATCCCATTTGGCGTTAACTATTCCGGTTTTTGCTCGCAATGAATACAATACACTTAATAGATTTTGTTTATAAACTATGTTGTCTGTAACTTCTTTAAGTTGAGTTTCAATGACCTGTTTAGGATCATTGTATTCATTTATTTCAATGTCTGTATCTATCTCAATAGCATGAACTCGTTGAAATAGTTCTTTTTGAATTGCTGATGATTTTCTAAGATTGATTTTTGTCATTTTGTTTCTCCAGTATTAGCCTAATCTTTTCTTTAGTAGCCTGAATATCTTGTCTAACAATTATTCGTTCTGACATGATTTCCTGTCTAAAAAGTTCTTTTTCTAACTCTTTTAAACTATTATACAGGAATTCTAGTTCATTGTCAACCATTTTCTTCAATAATGTACTCGTCTTATAAAGGTTTCATTATAATGGCATCGAGGACACATTTGTCCTGCACCTTCAATGTAACCCAATCTGCTATCAATATGATCGCTTGTTTTATACTTTGTTTCTTTACCACAACTAACACATAATTCTACTTCTTCTTCTTCCGTACTTGAACTATCCATCCTTTGCCTCCGTCTGGTGGTATGTAAGATAATCGTGTTATGATTTCTAATTCTTCTTCTAATCCACTGCTTCTTAAATGTTTTATTACTGTAATTGATTCATATTCTTTATTTGCCTTGGCCACGATACCGTTTCCAGTTTTTCCTTTTGTGCTTGTTTAAAGGTCTTGACGACCGAGATCTACCTATGCTTGTTTTTTTAGGTGTTGTAGTTTTTTTCTTAACTTTTATTATCATTATATTTCTCTTGTTTTATAAACAGTCCCATCATCATAAAACCATATTTCTTTTATTATATGGCCTTTACCATAATAAGGTAATAATTTTTCTGCTATCTCTTTAGAATCGCATAACTCTACTCTTTTATTATTTGGCCAGTGAATTATTTCCCATTTTTGTTTCATTACATATTGTGTCGCATTTTATATATTTGGGCTTCAGCATCTATAGGTGGATCGCCCCAATCTATATCTGTTGGATCTCCGCCCATATTTACTTTAGCCCCACCTGCTTCTAATTTTCTTGCCCAATAATCCTCTAAACGGCAAGTTCGCAAATATTCTTCTATATCAACAGATGTTCGAGACATCTGAATTTCTTCGTTACTCATCTTTATATAAAGCCTTCATCCATAACCAAAAGGATACTGTACCTTCGTCACCTTCATGTCTTGTCCTTTTCATTCTGTTCCTTTTAACATTTGTTTTCTAGTTGAATGTCTAAATCTTTCTTTCATATTACCCATCCATCGGAAGGGTGTACATAGAGTACATCTTGGAATTCGTTTCCTCCAAGATTTAGACTTGCGTTTTCCTATCTTCTTCTTCATATTCTACCCATTGCATTAATTGTTCTTCACCTGTCCATTTGGCAGAAACTACTGGATAATTTTTCCATGCTCGTCGAACAGCATCTTCACCGCCCCGACATAATACCTTTGATCCGTCTTCTAATGTTAACTCTACTACTTTAACTGTCTTTGAATGCATTGTCAAGTTATTTTAATTTGGCCTCAAATTCTCTTAAACGCCTATAAACACTCATTAATTCAATAATAGTAGGCCATGCTTTTAATAGATATTGCATCGATCCTTCTACTCTACCAAATGCTCTTATTATTTGTTGCATTACACCTAGAGTCATTACTCCTGCAACTATTGCTGGTGCTAGGAATACATAAGCGGATAATACATTTGCTTGTAAGTAAGCCATTCGACCAATATTAAAATATAGATAACGTATATAACTTAAAAAATGAATTTTACGAACATCATCAAAGAATTCTTCTATTTTCTTTGGTCTAACAGTTCCATCATCTTCTGCAATAACAAGTATTTTTCTATATGCCGCTTCTTTTGCTTGTATATCATATTCTATACCAACTAAACGCAATATCCACCCTAATCCAATTAAAAAGGCAGTACCACCTAATGTCCAAAGTAACGCACCTGCAATCAATCCATATTCCCAATCACCAAAAAAGAATATTGGAATACCCAATGATAATCCAAATAATATAGGAACAAACTGAACTAAAACCATAACTGATTCGATTAAAGATGTTCCTAAACTTTCCATTATACGACTAAATTTAATTGTATCTTCTTGAACTCTTTGCGATGCACCTTCTATTTTTCTGGCTTTGTCATACACACTATGATACCATTCAACCATTGCTGTACGCCATCTAAACAAATAGTGAGCTGTAAAAAAACTTATTACAACATAGAGTCCAACATATATTCCTGCTAGTGTAATAAATGACAATAAACTTGCAAAATATTCTTCTATTGTAATTGCATTTGGTGTAGCAAGTGCTTTTTGAATCATATCATAAAATTGACCAAACCATTCATTTATTTTTACATCAATCTTTACTTGAACCCAAAGTGATCCTAAAATAATTATTGAGCCAAGCCAAGACCATAACAACCATTTTTTATTTAAAAAAAATCTAAACATAATATCTCTCTATTTCTTTCTCAACTTCATTTATTGCTTTCAAGTATTCTTCTTTATTTTCGCCTGAAGTGTTTACTTGTGATAAGCGAAATTTTAAATCTTTTAAAGTTAGCGACACCTCACCTGCTGTAAAACATTTTTTCCATTCCATAACTGCTTTAACAACAGGTTTTTGTTGGTCGTATATAATTCTTGTTCGTTTAAAATACGGATCCAATTTGTTAATCCCTTGATAGTATACACCTATCATGTTCCTCTTGGTGGTTTAGGTCCTCCATTTTCTATCCATTCTATTAAACTATACACAATGGCTATTTCTAAAGAAGTCCACATTATATTACCACCTGCTAATCCGACAAAAAGTAGTATACATATACCTATAACGTATTTAATCATTTATTCTATATAGTGTGTACTTAACGGTAAGTTCTTCGTTATCTTTGATATCTTTAATAGCAACTAAATGATAATGATTAGTAACCAAATCTTTCCATTTGATTATATTAGGTTCTTCTGAATGATTAATAAATCCGCCTAATGGAGTTCTAATCCAACCGTCTTCAAAATCTGCATTATATACATGTGATATGCCTAAATTTGTTCCTTTTGAAATAGAACAGGTAGTAAATAGTCCTAACCCTTCAATATTTGATTTTTTAATAGTTAGACTATCTAGCAATGGTTTATACATCATGTATTTATTTTAGAAAAATAAATGTAATGGACTCCATTTTCGTCATGCGAGGTATCCCATAATACTTCGTCTGGATTAAACAATCCGTCTATTAGTTTTTTTATTAGTTTATGATTTAAACCATAAACTGGTATTTTACCTTTTACTCCTGACATAAATTGATCATCTCCTAAATCAAAATAAAATATAGGAGTAGTATTATCGTCATTATATTCATCGGGCACATGAAACAATCTAAAAAATAATTTACCATTAGGCTTGAGTATTCTATAATACTGATTTATTATTTTTTGATGTTGCATAGGATGATTGCAATGAAGACATCCTACATCTATTATAGCATCAAACATTTCATTTGTAAAGTCCAAATATGCCGCATCTTGTGCAGAAAAAACAACATCAGGAAATTCTTTTTGTGCATTATCTATTGCTGTTTGGGATATATCAACACCATAAACATTATTAAATTGTTCTAATAATCTTATGTTTTTTCCTTCTCCGCATCCACTGTCTAATATTGTAATATCTTTAGAAAAATTATAATGCTTCAAAAACCATTTTACATGAGGATCTGGATCTTGTTTAGACGACCATATGTTACCAGGATCTTTAGCCGCAAAAAATGTTTCCCAATTTGTATTTGCACAATTGCTAGGACTATCTACAAATGTTTTTCGTATTCCATCAAATTCTTTACTCATTCATAAACTCATCTAATATATCTTTTAAATAAACATCTAATAATATTTTCTGTCCTTTTTCGTTATGGTGATAATTATCCATTACTGTTATATCATCAAGTTCATAATTACGAGTGATATATTTACTAAATGATTGGTCTTTATAACATTTAAAGGCAGATAACCTTTTTAGTTTTTCTAATGATAAACAGGTATCTGCTATACCTCCTTCGTTTTCTAGCCAACCATAAGGAAATATTAAAAATTTTGAATTTAAAGAATCTATGTAACTTAAAATATGATCAATTTCTTTAACTGCAAAGTTTGATCTGGCATAATTTACTACACCAAATAACGGATCTCGTTTTGTTTTATCGTCTTCTTTGATCAAATTAAATCTTGTTTTAAGTTGCCATAAATTTATAAAATCTGGTAAATGTCCTTGACCCGAGTTTGACAAAATATCGTAATAGAAAAAATTCTCTTTGCTTTCTCGAATACCAAAAGTATATTCTTTATATAATACTTGTCTTGGTTCGCTTGATGATAATGATATTATAATTTTATCAAAAAAATCTAATCCGTATTTGCTCTGTATTTCATCAATAAAAAATCTAGTTCCGTTTAAACCATCACCACCATGACAAAAAACATGTGTCTCAACATTATATTTTTTATGTAATTCGTATGGCCATCCTTTAAAATGATCTATATTATAATCGTCTACAAATGTATCTATTGCTATTTGTTTTTTAGCAGGAATAGGATTATATTCGCCGGCTACAAAACTGCAACCTATTATTGCTATTCTCATTTTATAAGTTGTTTAATTACATACGGATACATAAAATGTTCGACATAAGTGTGTATCATTTTTTTTACTTCATCTAATGGCATATCTTGTAATTGCATTGCTCGTTGCTCAATTATTGCTCCGCCATCTACTTCTGATGTTACCCAATGTACAGTAGCACCAAATACTGTACAACCATAATTGTATGCGTCTTCGATTGCATTTGTTGATCCTTTAAATGCGGGAAGCAAAGACGGGTGTATGTTAATTATTTTACCTGCCCATTTATCACAAAACCAATGGGATAAAATTCGCATCCAGCCAGCAAGTACAATTAAATCAGGCTTAAACTTATCTGGTCCGGTACCCCCAAGTGCAAAGTCTATCTTTTTATCGTACTCTTCTCGTGTTTCCCCTTTATAATGTTTAATTAAACAAGAACTTACCCCAGCATCCTTTGCTCGGTTAATTACTCCTGCATTAGGATTATTTGTAATTACTTGATCTACTTCTATATCATTATTAACAATGGCACTAAAATTTGAGCCTTCTCCAGAAGCCATTACTATTATTTTTTTACTCATAACTTTCGTATAATTCTTCTACTTGATCAGGCAAATCCCCGCAACTCGTAAGAAGTGCAAGGAGTACTAAAAACTTTATGAAATATGTAATCCACATTCTTTGTATAATATCCTACATTAAAAATATCGTTTACTTCGTCCATAGATAAAACGTTATTTGCTATTAAATTATCTTTAAATGCGCCATCACCATGGGCGGCAGTTTGTACTTCTTTATACGCTTGTTCTCTTGTTAAGCCCTTATTATTAATTAAAAAGAGAAGAACTTGTTGAGAATAAACTAAACCGCCAGTAATATTCAGATTTTCTTGCATTCGCTTTGTATTTACTTCCATATTTATAACAACTTTTGTAAGCCGTGTTAATGCAAATGATACATAAGAAAATGTATCAGGTAAAGTAATACGTTCGACACTTGAATGGCTAATATCTCTTTCGTGCCATAATGCTATATTATCTAATGATGGTGCGACTGCACTTTTTATAAGTCTTGCAAGTCCTGTTAAGTTTTCTGTTAATATAGGATTCTTTTTGTGTGGCATTGCACTAGAACCTTTTTGTCCTTTAGTAAATTGTTCTATTACTTCGCCTACTTCAGTACGTTGTAAATGTCTTATTTCAACTGCTAAGTTTTCTATACAGCCACCTATAATTCCTAAGTAACTCATTAATAACGCAAAACGATCTCGCGGAACAACTTGCGTACTAACATCTTCAGCTAACATGCCAAGTTCGTCTGCTAAGTATTCTTCTATTTTTGGGTCAATAACAGAATAAGTTCCTACTGCTCCACTACATTTTACTCTACAAATATCATGTTCTGCCTGCTCCAATAACTTTAAGCATCTTTGAAATGCTCTGTAATGCCCTAATAATTTTAATCCAAACGTTGTTGGTTCTGCGTGTATACCATGCGATCTACCTACACATACTGTATTTTTATGATCTTCTGCTCGTTGTTCTAATACACTTACAATGCTTTTTAAAGCATCTTCTATAACAATTAATGATTGTTTTATTTGCAAGGCATTGCAAGTGTCTAATAAATCTTGACTTGTCATGCCCATGTGTATATACTTTGCATTAGGACCTATCATATTAGAACAATGGGTTAAAAACGCTAATACATCATGTTTAGTTGTCTTTTCTATTTCATTTATTTTTTCAACAAAATTTCCACTTTCAACACAAAGCCATCTGCATTTGCGTATATCGTTTACTGCTTCTTTAGGAATGTTTCCATATTTTGCTTGTGCTTCACAAACAATTTCCTCAATATCAAACCAATGTTGAAATCTACTTTCGTCTGACCAAATATTTTCTATATCAGGGCATGTATATCTTTTATGCATTAAAGTCTTCTAGTATTTTGAATCCGTCTTGTGAGCAATGATAAGTTTCAAATGCTCGTTCCGGATGTGGCATCATACCTAATACATTATTATTACGTATTCCACAAATGCCCATTGTGGAACCATTTGGATTGTTTTTACGCAAATAATATGAATATGCTACTTTTTGTTCTTCTACTAACTTTGCAGGGTTAGGGTGATAGTAATTACCTTCTGCATGAGCAATAGGTATTCTACGTTGATAGTGTACAGGCCAAGTAATTATATCCATTGGCTTACATATAAATTTTTCTGTACTGTTTATTCGTAACGTTCCTGGTAACAAACCTGCTTCACATAATATTTGAAATCCGTTGCAAATGCCTAGTATTTTTCTATCTGTTTTTTTAAGTTCTTTTATAACAGGACTAAGATTTGCTATTGCACCTGCACGTAAATAATCACCATAACTAAAGCCTCCTGGTATTACATACATATCAACTTTTGGTAATGTTGTTTCTTTGTGCCAGACACGTATAGGTTTAATTCCTGTATGTGCATACAAGAATCTTTCCATTTCATTATCGCAGTTACTACCTGGAAATATTATAATCGCTGTTTTCATAATTTTCTATTAATCCTACTCCACCTATTACTGGTGTTGGCATAATGCCTTTACCTAAAGTTTCGTTATAAAAACTTACATTACCACTAACAACCGGAAATTCTAATTCTTTACATATTTCTGCCATGCCTAAACATACTTCTTTAAAGTCATGCATAACATTTGGATTTTCCGGATTACCAAAATTTAAACAATTTGTTATACCTAACGGTTTTGCATTTACAGATAATAACTTATTATAACAATCATATATAATATATCTAATCCCACTTCTAGGATTATAATGGCAAAATGGGGCACTACTCATAGTTGTCATTGCTATTGCTTTTTTACTATTTGGTATCCTAACAATAGCAGGATCTGCTTGTGGTCCTTGTATTGTATTCCCTATTACTTGCGAATCATATTGCTCCCATACCCAATTCATATCAAAATCTGTTACTATAGGTATATCTATAAATTCTGATTTATAAGGCTCTACTGGTCGTTGTAATTCAGGTGCATCTAATGCTTCTAGTGGTACATCACATACTACTTTATCTTTAACACGAACAGTATAATTATTTGTATCTGTTAGTGTTCCTATTTCGACATAATCTAAATCCCATTTATTAAATATACTTTCTACTTCTGCATCAGGATTTAAAACAAATAACATTCGTTCTTGGCTTTCGCTTAAAAGTATCTCCCAAGGTTCCATTTTTTCTTCTCTTAAAGGAATTTTTGATATATCAATATCAATACCATAATTTCCTTTAAGTGCTACTTCCGAAGTTGAAGAAAGTATACCTGCCGCACCCATATCCTGTGCCGCAATTACTGTGCCTGTTTCAAATAATTCTAATGATGCTTCTAGTAATAGTTTTTCTTGAAATGGATCGCCTACTTGTACTGTAGGGCGTTTAACCTCACATTCAGTAAATTCCTCGCTTGCCATAATAGCACCACCTATACCATCACGCCCTGTTTTAGCACCTACATAAACAACAATGCCTTTTTTATTTGGAATACTTGTAAATATTTCTTTATTAGTATAACCTACTGTCATAGCATTTACAAGAGGATTTTCAGCATAACAATCAAAAAAATGGCATTTGCTACTAACAGTAGGAACCCCGACACAATTCCCATAATCAGCAATCCCTTTAACCACTCCATCAATAACTCTCCTATCGTCTGTTGAACCAAAATGTAACGAATTTAAATTTGCAATAGGTCGAGCCCCCATTGTAAAAACATCACGCATGATGCCGCCTACTCCTGTTGCGGCTCCTTGATAAGGTTCTATATAACTAGGATGATTATGACTCTCTATTTTAAAAACTAGTTTATCACCGTCACCTATATTGACTACACCTGCATTTTCACCAGGGCCAGATATGACTTGCTTGCCTTCAGTGTATAATTGTTTTAGCCAAAATTTAGAACTTTTATAAGAGCAATGTTCACTCCACATTGCATCAAATACATGAGTTTCGGTTACGTTAGGTGCCCGACCTAATCTTTCGTCTATTAATTTTATTTCGTCATTCGTTAACATGTTTTTCCCAATTTACATAACTTAATTGTCTATCATTACCTAATTCTTTAGCAAATGTATTAAACGCCAAAGTGTATCTAATATCATTTTGCTGATTAATATTAACAGAATGCATTATATCTGATGGAAACATAATTAAGTCTCCATTGGTCATTGGTGCATCTACATATTCTGCATTCATACTATTATGGGTAGACTGTTGTAATTGAATCATAGGTAGATGCCTATTATAAAATTGCGTAGGAGGCATTGAGCTGGTTACATTTAAATAAAATATTCCACTAATAATACTATTTTGATGATGGTGCGTCGGATGGCCTGCCCCGGACTCATTTTTATTAACCCAAGAATTTGTAATAATCAATTCTGTTTTGGTAGAAATAACATCTATTGCATAATTTTTTATTTTTTCTTCAATCCAATTTTTAATTTTAGATAATTTTTTATGCCGTAATATGTACGAATCTTCTGTTTTACAATTTCCGTTATATGATCCTTCTTGTCTAAATGGTAACTTTTGTATGTATTCAAATTCTTCATCATATGTATCAGGATATTTACTTACAAACATTGTAGTTGGAAAAACATGCAATATTGTATCATCGCCCTTAACAAATTTTGTTACATGATCTAATACATTCATTCTTCCTCTATTTCATAATCATACAATAAGGTATTAACAAGAACTGTTTCGCATAATTCTTTAATTTTATGATGAGGGGCATTAAAATAAAATACTTGTCCTACTTTCATATTTTCTACTTGCCATCCATTAGCATTTACGTTTAATGATATATTATCGCCTTGTATATCTTTAATACCTTTTCTTAATTTTGTTGTGATTTTGTATTTTTTCATATTAATAAATTTGTTCTATCTTATCGCATAATCCTAATTTTTTTGCTTCTTTAGCACCAAGCCAAACATCATGTGCAGGAAGTAAGTATTTTCTAATATCTGATTCTTTAAGACCAGTACATTTTTTATAATGATTGATCATACGCTCTGTTGTTAGTTCTAACTCTTTAACTCTAGCAAATAGTTCGTGTTCTTTTCCTATACTGCCCCATGAATATTGGTGCGATAAAATACTTGTGTTTGGTGTTAGAACTCGTCTACCTTTTGCACCAGTTATAAACATAAGTAATCCACACGAGGCAATCATGCCTAGTCCAACTGTTTTGATAGGAATTTTAGATCCTTTCATTACATCTACTAATGCAAAACATGCATTAAGATCTCCGCCTCTAGAACATATACCTAATGTCAATTCTTTTTGCTTTTTTGGTTTATAATTTTCTGCAAGTATCCAGTCAATTAACGGACTCATTGATTCTACTGTAACATCACCCATAAAAACCACTACACCATTCATTAATAGTTCCATTTTAGGAACCATTGCTTCAGGACTTGACGGTCCTTGGGGAACTCCTTGATCTTCGTCTTCGTTTCTCATTTTATTCCTTTAAAATATTTTATTTTGTTGATTGTTTACCATTACAAAGGTTGTACATTTTGGAATATCTTTTATTCTTCTTGCACCAATCATTGTACATGCACTTCTAAGTCCGCCTAAAATATTTTTTACTGTATCTCTAACAGGCCCTCTTGAATCCATTGTAACTCGTTTACCTTCTGTACTAGTATAGCCATCTTTTCGAGATCCATGCACTTCTTTTGCACGATCAGAACTCATGCCGTAAAATTCATATTTTCCATCTTGTTTTGGTAAATCGCATTCATCATGAAATGCCAGCATACCTCCTAACATAACAAAGTCTGCTCCCGCTCCAAATGCTTTTGTTATATCACCCGGAACAGTACATCCACCATCTGCAATTATATATCCCCCCAAACCATGTGCGGCATCTGCACATTCCATTACTCCACTTATTTGTGGCATACCTACTCCGGTTTGCTCTCGTGTTGTACATACACTACCTGGACCTATACCACATTTAACCACATCTGCACCCGATATACATAATTGCTCGGTCATTTCTCCAGTAATAACATTACCTGCAATTATAATTTTATCAGGAAAATCATCTCGTACTTTAACAACAAAATCTGCAAAATTTTGCTGATAACCATTTGCTACATCTATACAAATAAATTTAACTTCTGGCCATTCTGTTAATACTGCTTTTGCAGTAGCATAATCTGTTGCGTTGTCGTCCCAAATAGCATTGGTACCTGTACTAACTACTACATTATTTAAACGTAATCCTTTACTTGCCGCTTCTTTCCAGTCATCAAATGAATAATGCTTTCTAATTGTAGTAAGCATATTAAACTCTTGCAGTACCATTGCCATCGAAAATGTACCTACCCCATCCATGTTTGATGACATAATAGGAGTACCTGCCCATTTTTGGGAAGATTCGTCCCAATGCCTAAACGTAAACTCTCTTTCTAAGTTTATACTTCGTCTACTAGATATTGTAGAACGTTTAGGTTGTAATAATACATCTGAATAATCTAATTTTATTTCAGTGTCTACTCTCATTATGCACCATATGGCTGTTCAAAGTTTATTATGTCTAGGATACGTTTTGCGTATAATGCGGCATTAATTGCACCATGCTTGCCAACTGACATACATGCAACTGGTACACCTTTTGGCATTTGTACTATACTTAGTAAACTATCAATACCCATTAAATCACTTTTCATTGGTACACCTATTACTGGTAAATTTGTTTGGGATGCAACCACACCTGGCAATGCGGCAGACATTCCTGCGGCCGCAATAATAATTTTATATCCGGATGCTTCCCATTTTTTAATATACTCGGTTACTTTTTCTGGATTTCTATGTGCAGATGCAGTAACTATTTCATTGCCGATATTTAATTCGTTTAATTTATCAACGCAATTATTCATCGTCTCTAGGTCGCTGTCGCTTCCCACTATTATTCCTATCATTTTTCTCCTTAGTTTGAAATTCTTCTAATATTTCAAGTAATCGTTTATATTGTTTAGATGTTAATTTTCTTAACTGTCCAATACTTGCTCCATCAAACCCCATTTTATAAAGTTCATCATGTCCAATACCTGCTATCAAGGTAAGCCTCGTTCTTTTGCTTGAAACCATGATTCTGAATTATATGATTTATCACAAATGTACATATCAAAATGTGGTTTATTTCCTACTTGTACATCATGGTATTTACATCCCCATTCTAGTAATTGACTTTTGGTTAATTCTGTATGGTCTAATCCAGAATGGATACCACGGGCAGTCCAATAAACAATTTTATGACCTTCATCGTATAATTCGTTTATATGCTTAATTCTTTCTGGTTTCGGAGTTGCTTTTGTATAATCCATAGGTTGGTCATCAAAATTTGGCAACTCTGGATTATCACAAATAGTACCATCTACGTCAACGTAGATAATTTTATGTTTTTTTAATTTCATTTTTCCTTTAATATTCTGCAACAAAAATGTGATACTTTATAATGGTATATATAAATCCTATAAAAAAGATCCCCATACCAATTTCATGTAATTTTTTACTATTACTGAATATCATTGGAGTCATAATGCAAAGCATAAGAACTCTACCTATTACTTTCAATGACATTAATTCTCCTTTAAAGAATACAAAGAGATTTGCAAGTAGACAACATTGTAATGCTACTGCCAATCCTAAAATAACCTTATGGTTTTCGTAATAGTATTCACATAAATCAACCGATTTATCTTTATATGTCTCCGGTTGTGGAGCAACTACTTCAGTTACCATAAAAAATATTAATGGTACTGAAAGATATAAAAGAAACGTAAATAAATTCCAATCTTCATTTGAAAAATATGCTAAGTCTCTTAGTGGATACGAAGTCCACCAAAATAATATAATAGTAAAAAAAGTTATAAAACTAAAAGCCGTATGTGGCCAATAGAAATAAACATCATCGTCTGGATTATCATTGTAATTTTTTGCTAATAATGAACTGTAATTTATCATTAACCTAACCATAGACATGGCTAAAACTACAAAGGGTATCATAGATAAATGTGAAAATGCGACCATTCATTTTTCCTCCAACTCGCCTAAAATAAGATGTTCAGTTAATACATTACTTAAATACTGCCATTCACTATCTTCTGGAACAATTATAACCATTCCTACACCGCAATTAAATGTTTTCATCATTTGTTTTTTAGTTAAGTTTGCCTCTGCTTGTATCCATTGAAACAAACTTTCGTGTCTAAAAAATCTAGTCTCATTTGATTTATTGCCACTTTTTACAGAATGATATAATCTATAATTACATACTAAGTTCTTTGGTAATATTCTTTTTGTATTAGTATGACCACCTCCTGTTATATGTGCTATTCCTTTTATTTCTATACCTGCTTCTTTAAGTGCATCCAATTCTTTTTTATATATTTTTGTTGGCTCAAGCAACGAATACATAAATTCTTTTTCGTCTACGTTATTCGGAGTTTTATGTGCATATTCTCGTATCATTGTGTAACCATTAGAGTGAAATCCTGTAGAAGGCAAACCTATTACTTTATCTCCTGGTTGCATATTATTTTTAGGCAATTGATCCATTGATATACCTACACCAAATCCGCAAACATCAAATGTACCTTGTTCAATTATGCCAGGCAACTCAGCAGTCTCGCCTCCTACTAATTCTATTCCTACTTGAGAACATCCAAAATATATTCCTTCTAATACTTCTTTAAAATCTTCCTCGTTAACATTTGCTGAACAAAAATAATCCAAAAAGAACAACGGTTCACATCCATTACATAATAAATCATTAATAACCATTGCTACACAATCTACTCCTATTGATTGCAACGGCCTACCATATTTTTCCTTTGCTTGTTGTGCTAATAGTATCTTTGTTCCAACACCGTCACAACTTGAAATAAGATTGCCATGCCTAGCCGCAAAGCCTCCTATCTGTTCTGAATATTGTGAAATACTTTTAACTAGTTTATCATTTTTATTCATTATTACCTTATTCCCATTCTATTGTTCCTGGTGGCTTAGAAGTTATGTCGTAAACTACTCTATTTACTCCTGATACATTATTAATAATTTCAGTAGAACATTTACTAAGCACTTCATGTGGTAAATTAAACCAATCAGCAGTCATACCATCTTCACTTGAGACTGCTCGTAATGCAATAAGATTTTCGTATGTTCTATCATCGCCCATTACACCTACTGTTTTAATAGGTATCAAAACTGCAAATGCTTGCCAAATACCTTCGATATCACCTAACGTCTTTAAAAATACACTATCTGCCTCACGTAATATTCGTAATCTTTCATGTGTTACTTCGCCCATTATTCGTACTGCTAGTCCTGGTCCGGGAAATGGCTGGCGGGTTAAAACAGTATCTGGCAACCCTAATTCTTTGCCCAATAATCTTACTTCATCTTTAAATAAATTCCTAAGTGGTTCAATTAAAGTAAATTCCATATTGTCGGGTAATCCACCTACATTATGGTGCGACTTAATTGTTGCCGCTATATCTTTTCCTGATTCAATAACATCAGGATACAATGTACCTTGTGCTAAAAACTTTGCATCCTTTGTAACATCTTCAAAGCATCTAATAAATTCTCTTCCAATTACTTTTCGTTTAACTTCCGGATCAGTAATGTTTTCTAATACTTTCCAAAACCTTTGTGTAAAATCATACTTTGTAATGTTTAATCCTAGCTCTTGCATGGATTTCATTATTTCGTTTGCTTCGTTTTTACGAAGTAACCCTGTATCAATAAAAACACATTTTGACTGTTTACCTATTGCTTTGTGTAATAATTTTCCTACTACTGCGGAATCAACTCCTCCACTAATTGCAGTTATAACTTCTCCATCACCTACTTGTTCTCTTATAGATTTAATAGCATCTTCAATAATATATTTTGAAATCCAATCTTTATCACATTGTGCTACTTTAAATAAAAAGTTTCTAAATACATCTCTTCCAATAAGTGAATGTACTACTTCCGGATGAAATTGTACTCCGTAAATAGGTTTTTCTTTATGCTTAACCGCCGCTATAACATTGTTAGAAGATCTTGCTATAATATCAAATACTTTTGGTAATGTTTGTATTTCATCTGCATGACTCATCCATACTTGGGCTCCTTCTATCCAATCTTTGTCACATTCTGCTAATAATGGATCTGGCTTTTCTACGTATATGTTTGCAAGTCCGTATTCGCCTGTGCCACGAATAATTTTTCCGCCTTCTTTGTGTACTATTTCTTGTAAGCCATAACATATACCTAAAATAGGAATACCTAAGTTTAAAATATCAGGATCTAACTTAGGTGCTTCGGTTTCGTATACACCTGATCTGCTTCCTGATAATATTATTGCTTTAGCATTTTTTAATTCTTCTGCTTTAACAGACGGAGCATATATTTTGGAATAAACATTTTGTTCTCTAACTCTCCTGGCAATGAGTTGTGTATATTGGGCACCAAAATCTATTACTGCTACAGGATTATGTGTGTACTTTGCTCCAAAATCTATTACCGCGACTGTCATAATGCTTTATATCCAATATCCTTTCGATAAAAACTATCTTCCCAATGTATTTTTTCACATATTTGATATGCTTTATTTCGTGCTTCTTGTAATGTTTCTCCTCTAGCAGTTATATTTAAAACTCTACCACCTTTTGTAATATATCTATCATCTATTTTTTGAGTACCTGCATGAAACACTTGTACATCAGGATCATCTATTTTATCTAAACCTTTTATTTCAAATCCCTTACCATATTTTTCTGGATAACCTCCTGAACACATACAAACAGTTATCGCAGATCCATTGTAAAAATTAGGTGCCGGTAACTCTTTTAATGTACCATTAACACATGCTTCTAAATATGGAGACAAATCACTCTCCATTAACATCATTAATACTTGACATTCAGGATCACCAAAACGTACATTGTATTCTATTACATATGGATCTCCATTGCAAATCATTAAACCAATATATAATACACCTCTGTAAGGGATACCTTCTTCTCGCATTCCCCTAAGTGTTGGTTCGATTATTTCTCTTCTAATTCTTGTGTCTAGTTCATTTGTTATTAATGGTGCTGGTGCGTATGCACCCATTCCTCCTGTGTTAGGTCCAGTATCTCTTTCACCTACACGTTTATGATCTTGACAATAAGGAAGTACTTTATAATCTTTTCCATCTGTTAATACAAAACAACTTGCTTCGTCGCCTTGTATAAATTCTTCTATTAATATTTTATTTGATTTAGACTCAAATTTATTATCAATAAATGTTTGTTGAACATTAATAGCATCCTCTAATGCATCACAAACTGATACACCTTTTCCTCCGCATAATCCGTCCTCTTTAATAACAATAGGAAATTTTTCATTAGGACGCATTATTGCTTCTTCTATTGTTGATCGATTATATGTTTCCCATCTTGCAGTAGGAATATCATTACGAAGCATAAATTGTTTCGCCCATAATTTACTTGTTTCTAATCGACCCGCAAGTTTACTTGGAGCAAATACTTTTTTAAGCATACCTTCATAATGCTCAGTAAGTCCGTCTGCTATAGGTTGTTCTGGTCCTATAATAACAAATTCCGAATTTTCTTTAATCGGAATGCTTTCTTTTTCCAATTTCCAACGTAAGGAATCTTCTCTTCCTCCGTCGCCTATCATAATAGTCGAAATCATGCTACCTGTTGTTTATATCTGAGTGTGCCTTCTTGTGTAGGATATTTAGATGTTAAACATGCCATACAAAGTTCACTACTATTTTTATTTAACGCTTTTACCATACCCTCTAACGACAAATATTGTAAACTATCTGCACCAAAATCGCTTGCTTTAGGTTTATTAGTACTTGTGTATAATTCTTTTATAGTTGGAAAATCTATTCCATAAAAACAAGGCGAAGTAATAGGAGGACATCCAATTCGTAAATGTACTTCTTTTGCTCCGCTCCATTCTTTTAAATTTGTTACTAATGCTCGCATTGTTGTACCACGTACAATAGAATCATCTATAAGTATAATTTTTTTACCCCGTAATACCTCACGCAAATGTGTAAATTTTAATTGTATATTGTATGTTCTATTTGTATTATCTATAAATGTTCTTCCTATAGAATGATTTTTAAGTAAGCCTTGTACAAAAGGTATATGGGTTTCTTGTGCATATTTTGCTCCTGCAACATACGAAGTTTCAGGTACAGGTACTACAATATAATCACCGTTAAATTTAACTGTTTCTTCTATTGCTAATTGTTTTCCTATATTTTCTCGTACATGATATACAGATTCGCCATCCATTACAGATGCAAGATGCCCAAAATAAATCCATTCAAAAAAACAATAACTAGTATTTTTTTTAGAATGTGTTTCTATTAATTTACTTGGACCAGAATAATATAAACTATTACTTGGATATTGTAAATCCTTATCTATATAACTTTTTACAGTAAAATTATCGCCATCAGCAATAATCATTTCACCGGGTTTCAAATCTGTTGCTTCTATTTGTAAATTAGAGAGAACTACGCTTTCTGATGTAAAAACTAATATGCCATCATCAGTAACACCATAACACATAGGTTTTAGCCCTAGTGGATCTCTGACAGCAACCATTTTCCCGTCAGCATTTACAAAGGCAATGTTCCATGATCCGTCAAAATCTTTTAATAACGTTTTAAATATTTCAACAAAGTTTAATTCTTCTTGAGGCTTATGTGATTGGACTTCACGACTAAGAAAATGCATTATGACTTCTGTATCAGAATCATAAGTCATATTGTAACCTACTTTTTCTAAGCCACTTTTTAGTTTATCATAATTTGCTAGGTTGCCATTAAAGGCTAAACTAAACCATTTTGATTTTCTACCATGTGGACGTTCAAATGGTTGTGCTAATTGATCTCCATTATCACCACTTGTTGCATAACGAGTGTGACCTATTGCGGCATGACCACTATAATCTTCTAATAATTTTTTACTTTTATATTGATGGTTGATTTGAAATACTTCGTGTACTTTACCATTGTCTTTATGTGTTTGGAGTATTCTCTTTCTATTTTGATTGTAAGAAGTAAGACCGGCACTAAGTTGACCCCGGTGTTGTAAATCTAATAATCCTCTAACAATGAGGGGGTAAACGTTTTTGGTTTTATCCTTTAACGAATACGCCCCAATAACTCCACACATTTAAAATTGCTCGTCTTCTGTTGACCCTTTAATTGCACTTAATGTATTACTACCAGTACATACTTGACTTATTTCGTCAAAGTAACCTGCACCTACTTCACGTTGGTGTTTTACTGCTGTAAATCCTAATTCTTGTGCTTTAAATTCTTTTTGTTGTAAATCTACAAATCCTGTCATACCAGTATTTTTATAATTTAAAGATAAATCAAACATACTATAATTTAAACTATGAAAACCTGCGAGTGTAATAAACTGATATGTTACTCCTAGTTCGCCTAGTTCATCTTTGAAATTGCGTATTTCAGTATCGCTTAATTTTGACTTCCAATTAAATGATGGTGAACAATTATATGCAAACATTTTATTTGGAAACTCCTTACGAATTTCTGCACAAAATTCCCTGCATTCGCCTATGTCGGGTAAAGATGTTTCCATCCAAAGCAAATCACAGTAAGGCGCATATGCAAGTCCTCTTGAAACCGCTTGTGCCATTCCTGCATTTGTTTTATAAAATCCTTCGGTTGTTCTTTCACCTGTAATAAACGTATGATCATATTCGTCAGCATCAGTTACTAACAATGCACCTGCTAATGAATCTGTTCTTGCAATTAAAACAGTATCAACGCCCATTATATCTGCGGCAAGTCTAGAAGCAATAAGTTTTGATACCATTTCTTTAGTAGGTACTAACACTTTACCACCCATGTGTCCGCATTTTTTAGCAGAAGATAATTGGTCTTCTAAATGCACACCGGCGGCACCGGCTTCAATCATGTCTTTCATTAATTCATGGGCATTAAGGACTCCTCCGAATCCTGATTCCATGTCTGCAACAATAGGAAGAAAATAATCTATATCTCCTTCACCTTCCATTGTTTGTATTTGATCTGCACGGATAAACGTATTATTAATTCGTTTTACTACGATTGGTACACTATTGGCCGCATATAATGATTGATCTGGATACATCTCCATACTATCATTTGCATCGCCTGCTACTTGCCAACCACTAAGATATACCGAATCTAACCCAGCCTTTGCTTGTTGCATTGCTTGGTTACCTGTTAATGCACCTAAGGCACTAACGTAAGGTTGATTGTGTAATTTGTGCCATAACTTTTTAGCACCATTTTGTGCTAATGTATATTCAACTTTAACTGACCCACTTAGTCGCTTTACGTCTGAGTCGGCATATGGTCGGATAATCCCGTCCCATCTATTTTCTTTGCTCAATTTTTATCTCCTTAAAATTTGCTTGTATACTCTGTCACGATAGCATACTTTCGTTGAACATCAGTTAAATTTTCTCCGTCTCTAAATGATTGTTTATCTAATTGTTGTTTTGGATCGCCATGTGGCCATATACGCCAACTATCATTATCTATAACGTCTGCAATAACAATTTCTTTATTTGAATTAATACCTACTTCTATTTTCATATCTATTAAATCTACATTAACTTTTTTCCATGCTTTTTCTATTGTTTCAAAACATGGTATCATTAATGAATTTCTAATATATTCTAATGTTACAGGATCTACTACAGGTATTATGTCCATTAATGGTTGCATATCATGTCGTGGTTGCTTAGGAGGATAAAGTAACCACGTTTCATCATGTGGTTCTATTAAAGGGTCTGTGTATACAGTTTCTGTCCATTCTCCGTTTCGTAGGTATAATTCTCGAGCTTTATCTTCAGAAATCATTTCACCTTTAACTATTGCATGTTTATGAAAAAATTCAGTTTTTACAGGATCAAATAAATCTGAAGAGGATGCTTGAGGTTCTCGTTTAATATAACTACCATATGGCCTTCTACGTATAACACATTCAATAGGAATCATTCTACATTTATCTGCAACAAATGATGTTTCGTCATTTCTGCTTTTATATGCAACTGGTATTCCTTCACGTTTCAGTAACGCAAATACATGAATTGTCTGGCTTGTTTTATCTTGTGCTACAGGTAGGTCTGCTTGTATTGCGGCATCATTTGCCGTAAGTGAATCTTTTGTTCGTATTCTAACTAAACTTTTATCATCTAAGGATTCTATTAGTTTAGTTTTACCTTCAATTAGTATTTCCATGTCCGTCTTGTTTTATTGACACATGATACCCTTGATCAAAAAGACTTTTTGCAAGGTTCTGTGCTTCTTTTAAAGTTTGACAAAATCTTTTTCTAACGTCCTTGGGATCAGGCGGAATCCATTTTGCCTGCTCTTTCATTTGGGCATGATTATTGTTTCTATTATCGTTATACTTAAAATATTCTACCCAAATATTCATATTATATCCTAAATAAATTTCGGATCACCGTAGTCGACAAGACCTGACCAATGTGCTTTTGTCGAAAATGTAGGTTTTAATTCATGTTCTCTATCCATTAACGTATATGCAACTTTTTCAGGTTCCATTATGTTTAGGTGTTGCAAAACGTCATGTTTACTAAACTCTGCACAACTATATACATCAAATTGTACTAATGCTGGATCTGTTTCATCCCATATGTGAATAGCAATATGTGATGTTTCAATCATTACAAATCCTGTAATTCCTCTATTTCCACATACATCAATGTAACTAGCGAAAGGCCCTTTGATAATTTTCATATCAATTAATTTAACTAGTTGTTTAAGCCATTTCTTTAATACTTTTTCTTCTTTAATTGGTTTAGTAACTTCAGCTCGAACCAATAAATGTTTGTGTACCGGCATTCATATTACCTCTCTGCTGGGTGAATCGGATTATGTAAATATTTCATAGGTTCCCGATTATGTTCTTCATTTATTATTTGTTCTAACTTTTCTCTTAAAGATTTGTCTCTTTCTTTGTATTCTTCGTAGTTTTTTTCTATTGCTTCCATGTAAAGTTGGACAACAGAATTACTCACTGTTTAACTCCTTTTCACATTCACTATCTAGTAGGCCACCAGAACAATTCTTCCACGATGGTTTTGTATCGCACATACCAGTTTTGTATTCGCATTTGTAATGAGTCTTTTTGTATCTTTGTCTCTCTTTCTCTTTGTTGATTGATATAATTATACCACTCGTAAGAACAACAAGAGAAACTATACCAAGCACCCATTTAGTTACGTCTCCCACATATTACCTCATAGCCATATAGCCGGATCATATTTACATCCTCTGCATTTTCGTGGCACCCATGCTTCTTTAACAGGATCATATTTTTGTGTTTTCGATTTTCCATTTAATAACCAAGGATAAAGCCCTGTTCTTTTTTTATGCGTTGAATCTGTTGAACACGAAAACATTAACATACCTAATAGAAAGACTGTTAAAAGTTTCATCTTAACAGTATTTATTTGGTAGGCATGGTTGGACTCGAACCAACGACTTCCACCGTATCAGAGTGGCGTTCTAACCAGCTGAACTACACGCCTATTGGGTCGACAGACGAGGCTCGAACTCGCAACCTTTGGAACCACAATCCAATGCTCTACCAATTGAGCTACTG